TAATTGTTTAATTGATAATTCACGAGTTGATTTTGGAATTTTTTCTGGAAATAATTGTTTAATAAATGTAATAGCTTGTGAATACATATTTGTTTTAGTAGTAAATTCAACTTTAGGAATTAAATTATTTAATTGATATTATAATTAAATCTTTAATTAATTTAAATAAATCAATTTTATTTTATTAAAAAATTGAAATATAAAAATATAAATAGTAAAGGTATAAAACGATAATTTAATAATGTCTGTAAATTTTGAAATTGTATCGATTGAAGGAAATATTGGTTCAGGAAAATCAACTCTTTTGGAAAATTTAAAAAAGCATTATGAAAATAATTCTTCTATTATATTTTTAAGAGAACCAGTAGATGAGTGGGAAAAAATAAAAGATAAAGAAGGAAATAATATGTTAAAGAAGTTTTATTTAGACCAAGAAAAATATTCATTTGCTTTTCAAATGATGGCATATATATCACGTTTGAAGATTCTTAGAGATACAATAAAAAATATAAAACAAAAAAAGAATCTTCCAGAGGAAAAATTTATAATAATTACAGAACGAAGTTTATATACAGATAAATGTGTATTTGCTAAGATGTTATTTGATCAAGGTAAAATAGAAGATGTTTGTTATCAAATTTATTTAAACTGGTTTGAAGAATTTGTCAATGATTTTGAAATAAAATATACAATATATGTAAATACCGATCCAAAAAAATGTTATGAAAGAATTCATAAAAGGTCACGTGAAGGTGAAGAAATTATTCCATTAAATTATTTGGAGGAGTGTCATAATTATCATAATGAATTTTTAAATGAAATAAAAACAAAAAAAATAGAATTAAATGGTAATATAGATATTTACGAAAATAAAGAAGTATTAGATAAATGGTTGGAAACAATAAAATTATTTATTGGAGCTTGAGCGTATTTCCGTAGTTCTTTAAGTTATAAAAATATATAATTATTTTTTTGGCTTAAAGAGATTGGAATATTCAAATTCAATCTGTTTGATTTTAATATTCTAATAAAGAAATATTTAATATGGAATTCGGTTTATATTTTAAAAAATCTAATTCTTGTTTTGTAGTTGGAAATAAATCTTTTCCATAAATATCTTGGAGCATTAACCATTCAAAAAGTCCTCCTGGATAAATAAATATATTATAGAATCCTAGAGATAACAATTGTTGGAATCTACTTTGAACCTTTTCATCATTACAATTTTTACCATAAACAATGATTCTAATATTTTTATTTTGTTTCATATATTTATTTATTATTAATTCTTCTTCTTCAGCAAATGTGGTATTAATTATCAAACAATTTTGTTCCTGAATTGATAAAGTATTAATTAATAAATATAATTCTGGGTTTTTTATAATTGTCTGCATATCTTCAAAATTTATTTTTTTCATAGATTGTATATTATTACCCATTAGTTTTAATTATATAATATTTTTAAATAATTAAATATAAAAATAATTTTTTTTAATTAAATTGTACTACAATTTCTACTTTTTCTTTCTTTATACTTTTAGTTGCTGATATAGATAATTCTTCTCGTTTTTTTCTAGTTTTAGCATTATCAATAGCTAATTCTTTTCGTTTGGAAGTACTATTACGATTATTCATATCTTTTTCAATAATCTCATAATTTGATTCTATATACTCTATTACTTTATTCTCTAATGCCCATTTAAAAAAATTTAATTGTCCAATTGTTGTTTCAATAAATTTACCATTTGTGTAAGGAATACTAATACGTTCCCATCTACAAAATGGATCAAATCTTTTCTTACTATAAGCTTTTAATTTTAATTTATAATCATCATACACTTTAAATCTTCGTGATACATTATCATGACTTTGATTAATTACGTATAAGGTATAATATTTTTTAGCATAATTCGTAGCGAACCAATCTACTATACGTAATGATATTTTTGATTCTCCAGTAATTATTCTTAACATTTTATCAAGATTATTATTAGGATTATATTCACTTTCAATATTAGTATTATAAAAATGTAGTAAATTTTTTAAAAGTAAATCATTTTGTGTTGTATAAGTTAAGTTATTCATTGTTTAAATTCTTTAATAAAGTTTGAAGTAGTTTTTAAAATAAAATATAAAATATAAAATATAAAATTGTTTATTCAAGTATTTATAAATATATTTTTTTTCATACTCCATTGTAGGAAAAGTACCTGTATCAGAGACTAAGTTTGGATTTCTGAATTCTTCTTTAAGTATCAAACTAATTGCAGAAACAACGGATTGTGGAAGGTTATTTTTTGCAACAATTGTAACCGGAGTTGCAATAACCTTTATATCTTCTTCAGGTAAATTATTTTTTATAATATAAAAAA